TATATGAAGTTACCTAACCCGTTGCGCGTTCATGTAATGACTACTCCGGGTACGTTACCTCGCGATCTTGACTTAGAGAAATATATTGATCGCGAAAAGCAGTTCTCTAAAGCGTTTATTGAACCTTTGCAAGGTATAACAGATAAAATAGGTTGGAAGATTAGACTTTCTGACTCACAACTAACATTCGAGGATATTCTAAATGGCAGTTAAAATTCCACAAGAGTACTTAGATCTCAATAATGACTTTGGTTTCTCAGGCGTAAGTGAAGAGGAATACAGAGGAGAGATTATAACTAAAGTTGATGAAGCAGCATCTTCTGCTGAAATGCGCGCTAAAGAACAAACAGCTATGGTTTATAAACGTAAGCTAGCTGATGTAGAGCGTCAAATAATGCCCCTCTTAGTTAATCTACTAAAGACAGCTGAAAAAGAGTATGTTTACTGGCCGAATCGTCAAGCTCAACTTGAAGATAAAATTGAGCAGATTCTAGCTATTACGAGAGACTAATGGCATACTTTACTCTTTTAGTTGCTATATCTATTGCAGCTGTAGCTGCTTGGTATAGTATTATAGGACTAATGGCGATCTTTGCGGCTGCTGCTATTCCTATTGCTATAATGGGTGGTGTATTAGAAGTTGGTAAACTTGTTACCGCTTCTTGGTTGTATAATAATTGGCGACGAACGCCAATATTATTAAAGAGCTATCTAACTATATCAGTGGTAGTTCTTATGTTTATAACATCTATGGGCATTTTTGGATTCTTATCTAAAGCTCATTTAGATCAAACTATTCAGATAGAAGGTTCAAATGGAATACTCATTTCAAACTTGGAAAGACAAATATCTCAACAACGAAGAATTATCACCGATGGAGAAACTCTTCTTAAACAGTTGGATGATACGGTCGAAGTCCTTATCGAATACGACCGGATCAGAGGACCTGAAGGAGCGCTTGCAGTTAGAAAGGGACAAGCGGAACAAAGAGCAGAGATTAATTCATCCATACAGTCCGCAGTTAGCGAGCTCAATGCGCTTAGTGAAGAGTTACTCCCGTTACAGAAAGAACGAGTGGCGCTCGAGGCGGAAGTCGGTCCCCTCAAGTATATTGCTGAATTAATTTATGCTGATGAAGCGGAAGATATGTTAGATGAAGCTGTAAGAGGCGTTATCATAATTATTATTTTCGT